CAACATTGCTGGTACTTTATCGGCTACACAAAACAGCAGTACAGTCACAGGTAGCAATACTAGATTTACTGAGCAGATAAGAGCTGGTGATAGAATTGTTATTAGAGGTATGACTCACTTTGTAACATCTGTTCCAAGCAATACAACAATGTATATTACTCCAGACTATCGAGGTATCACTGCATCAGGTATTCGTTCTCAAAAAGTTGAAGAAGTTCGTATACCTCAAATGAAATGGAATCTTGATAAATGTGATGGCACTGGCCCTTCAGGTTATAATTGGGACTTCAATGGGATGCAGATGATTGGTCTTGAGTGGTCTTGGTATGGTGCTGGCTTTATTCACTTTATGGTTCGTGGATCAGATGGTAAGTGGGTATACTGTCATAGAATGAAGAATAACAACGTAAATGATGAAGCATATATGCGTTCATCTAACTTACCTGTTCGTTACTCAATTGACAACGATTCTCCATTAACATATCTTACATCTACCATTGATAGTAACCAAACTACAATCCCTGTTGCAGATCTACAAGAATTTGCTGACACAGGTATTCTAATGGTTGATAATGAAATTATGACCTACACGGGTAGAAGCGTTACTGACGGTCCTGGTAACTTTACAGGTGTAACAAGAGAAGCTACATTCCAACAGTTCTTGCAAGGTACTTTGAATACTCTATCAGCTGGTGGAAAAGTTCCACATAGTAGTAACACAGGTATTATTGAGATTTCAAACACATGTTCTCCAACACTATCTCACTGGGGTAGTTCGTTGATTATGGATGGTGGTTTTGAAAGAGACCGTGGATATCTATTTACATATTCTGAACAAGATATTGCAGTAAGTACAACTCCTCAAACAGCATTTGTTATTAGACTTGCTCCTTCAGTATCTAACTCATCTGTTGGTAGATTAGGTGCAAAGGATCTTCTTAACAGATCACAGATGCTTTTGGATGAGATTATGATTAGTGTGGGTCGTTCAGGTGGATTCTTCTCAACTGTTGGGGAGATTCGTGTTGAAGGTATTATTAATCCAAGAAACTTTACAGATGCATCTTGGAAAAGTTTGAATGGTGTTAATGAAGGTGGTCAGCCATCGTTTTCTCAAGTTGCGGCTGGTGGAGATGTAACGTGGTCTACTGGTAGTTATGCATTACCTGGTGAACAAATTTTCTCATTCACAGGTGCATCATCAAACTCAGGTTCTGAAGTTACAAGATCTGATCTATCAAAACTAAAAGAAATGTCTGGAGCTCCATTGGGTGGTGATTTCCAATATCCTGATGGACCTGATGTTCTTGCAATTAACATTCGAATGGTTTTTGGTTCTACAAGAGCATCTGTCTTCTTGAGATGGCAGGAAGCACAAGCATAGGAAAAACTAAATGGTACAAAAGCTAAGTACATTCTTATCTACATCGTTAACAGAAGCATCGCTAGATTCAGCTGGTGTCAGAGCTATTGTACAAAGTGAAACCATAAAGCTAGATTCAGGAACAAGTGGTGATTATATCAAAACATTATCGGTTGGTCCTGAATTTAATATTACATCTCCAGCTCATGCACTGGATGCTACTATTACAATGGATAGTAACCATCTAGTACACACTACTGGAACTCAGACACTAAAGAATAAAACCTTTAACTTAACTAATAACACATTAACTGGTACATTAGGTCAGTTCAATGCTGCCATAAGTGGTGATGATTTTGTGGGTGTTAGTGCAACGCAAACTCTTACAAACAAGACGTTAACATCTCCAACGATCACTGGTCCTACTATTACTGGGCCTGGATCAATTACTGATATTAGTACATTTGGTTTGAGAGATGTCACAACTACAACATACGAAACGCGAATTGTTTCAAATAACGTAAGTCCAACATTATCAGCCGATAGAACATTAACACTTGATGTTAATAATGCTAATAGGACGATTAGCCTTACAGGTGATCTTACTCTAGCAGGTAGTTTAACTACAAGCGGTGCTCATGCAACTACTCTAACAACTACAGGAACAACTGGTGTTACATTACCTACTTCCGGTACGTTAATTTCAAAAGATGGTAGTGGCGACTTTACTATTGCAGGCACAATGACCGGTGAAGTTGATAGATCAGCAAATACTTCGGTAGTATCTGGTACATACGGCTCTGCTACAGCAATTCCAGTTATCACAGTTGACGCAAATGGTTTTGTTGACAGTGTTGGTACTGCAGCTGTTTCTGGTGTTTCTGGTGTTGACTTTGATAGCGCAACAGGTACATTCACAGTACAAACAGCAATTGAAAACTTTTCAGATGTAATAACACTTGACCCTTATACAACTAGTGATCTGACAGAAGGTACTAACCAATACTTCACAAATACAAGAGCAAGATCAGCAATCAGTGTAATAGATGATGGTGGCCCTGGTAGTCTTGGATATGTATCTGGAACAGGTGTGTTAACTTATACTGGACCAACAGGTCAAGAAGTTATGGATGTCTTGAAAAACGTGGATTCAAATGGTTCTGGTCTTAATGCAGATACTCTTGATGGTCAACAAGGTACTCACTATCGTATAGATGTTTATGATGCATCTGGGACTTTATTAAACTAATAAATACTGAATAAAAGGATTTAACATGGCTAATCCAAGCACAAGACAAGGTTTAATTGATTACTGCTTACGCAGGCTCGGTGATCCTGTGATTGAGATCAACGTGGATGAAGATCAGCTTGAAGACCGTGTTGATGAAGCTTTGCAATATTTTAGAGAATATCATTCTGAAGCAACATACAGAGGATATATTCAACATCTATTAACTGCTGATGATATTACAAATAAGTATGTTCCTATATCTTCTAATGTTCAACACGTAACCAAGCTATTTAAACTAGAGCAAGGTTTATTCTCACGGAATATGTTCAGCGTGAAATATCAAATGCATATGAACGATATTGCTAACATGCATTCATACATTGGGGATCTCGCATACTATGAACAAGTAATGCAGTATATGTCATTACTTGATATGAGACTAAACGGTACACCGCAAGTAGATTACGTGCGTAAACAAAACAGACTTTATATTCACGGTAACTTTGAAGATGAAGATATTAAAGCTGGAGAATATCTTGTAGCCGAAGTATATAGCATTATTAACGCAGACGATCATACAGCAGTATGGAATGATATGTGGTTAAAAGAATATACTACACAATTAATTAAATTGCAATGGGGATCTAACCTGATTAAGTTTGAAGGTATGCAGATGCCTGGAGGTGTAACACTTAATGGTAGACAGCTATATGAAGATGCAATGCAAGAATTAGAACGTCTAAGAGAAAAATTAAGAAACGATCACGAACTTCCAGTCGACTTCTTTGTGGGATAATAAATGGCTACCAATCTATACTTCAGCCAAAAAGTACATGCGGAACAGAATCTATACGAAGATATCGTTATAGAATCTCTAAAGATGTATGGACAGGATGTCTACTATCTTCCAAGAACTATTGTCAATGAGGATAAGGTTTTTGGAGATGATGTTCCATCAAGATTCAGTGCATCATATAAAGTAGAAATGTACATTGAGAATGTTGAAGGGTTTGATGGTGAAGGAGATCTGTTCACAAAGTTTGGTGTTGAGATTAGAGACCAAGCAACCTTTGTTGTTGCAAGACGTAGATGGAGTTCTACTGTAAACAGATATGATAATGCAATTAACAGCGAAAGACCCAGAGAAGGTGATCTAGTATATCTTCCACTATCTAACTCAATGTTCCAGATTATGGCTGTCGAACACGAGCAACCATTCTATCAACTAAGTAATCTTGCAGTATACAAACTTCGTTGTGAGTTGTTTGAATATAATGATGAAGACTTTGATACAAAGATTGATGCAATTCAAGATATCGAAGAAAGATATGCTTATGAATACTTACTGACGCTTGATAGTGCAGGTGGAGGGTTTACTGTAGGTGAGACAGTTACTCAGACGCTTTCTGGCGGCGTTGTTATGCGTGGTGAGGTATCTGGTTGGTCAGATTCTGATAACGTACTAAAACTTGTTCATATTGGTGCTGATGATGGTAACTATCATGAATTTGTAACTGGTAGAACAGTAAATGGTACTACTGATCTCGATTTAGCTGGAGGAAAAGCTTCAGCACTTGTTGGCAGTATAACAGAAGATAATCAGATTAGTCAAAACGAACAGAACGATGACTTTAGTACAATATCTGATGACTTCTTAGACTTTAGTGAAG